AAAAGTAGGCGAAGTTTATTTCGCTTACTGACTGTTATCCGCAGTTTTAATTGCGGTATCTAAAACTAAAAATTTTAATCATTAAACTAAAATAAGATGGAAAAGAAACAAACAGCAGTTGACTGGTTAATTAATCAATTTTTAGAAGTTAATGTTGATTCAATTACGAATGAAAATATGTATATTAAAATACCTACAAAAGCATTTAAACAAGCCAAAGCAATGGAGAAAGAGCAGATTGTTGAGGCTTATGATGCAGGATTATTTGATGGAACAATGGATGATGTGAACGATAGAATGCATAAACAATACTACAACGAAACCTATGGAAGCAAATAAACTACGATACATTGTTATGGTACTGGACACCAAAAGTAAGGAGCACGATGGCAAAGTATTCGCCTCTTACGATGAAGCCAGAGAGTATGCCAGTGACTATCTCAATGACAAGTTCTGTGATAAGATTGTGATTGGAATGTTTTATCTTTCCGACTTCAAAGAAATATTGATCACTAACATTGAGACATTTGGCTTTACCGGAGACAATAAAAACTTTAATCAATCAAAACTATTCTAAATGATTTCACATCAGTTCACAGACTTCTTATTCTTACTTGGCGAAGATTCCATTGATTTGTTCAATTACTTCAATTACGACATAAGCAAAGAGGAGGAAATGATAACGTATGCAGAACTAACTACCAGTTTAATCCATAGGCTATTAAAATTAAATCTATGTAGTATTGAATTGTAACAAATATTTATTATTTTTATTTCACAAACCAAAAACCACTATTATGTTAAAAACAGTTATTAAGAATTTAGACAAGTTTGACAATGATTTAAAGATTATTGTTGTTAGAGCCTACATTGAAGGGTATCAAAAAGCACTTGAAACTTTAGAAGGAAACAGTGATATTGTCATTGATGCTGCTGACGAATATTTTGATAAGATTCAAGACTTTAGAGTCATAAAATTAGAACTTGATGACGATATAAGACCTATCATTTGAGATTTTCATTAGTTTTTTAGACGTTAGTAATTTAGATTAGGGGCCTCTACCATTCGGTAGGGGTTTTTTTATTTGTACCCATTGTCAAGTATTAACTTTACTTTTGTCCTATTAAAGTCAATACATAACTTTACTTTATGGGTAAGACTTCAATACAAAATAATCATAACTTTTTAAACATTTTGTAACATAATTTTACTGCCAAATAATCTTATGGCAGAACAATCCTATACAGACTATCCTAAAGCAGCATCCGAGAATGCACAAAGAGCACTTAACTGGGCAGAAGAGAATGGATGGGGAACTTGTCTTGAGGCAACTGGCAAACAAAGAGCCAATCAATTAGCAAAGAGAGAGCCTATATCGAGAGAAACGATCTCCAGGATGGCATCTTTTAAAAGACATCAACAACACAAAGATGTTCCGTATAGTGAAGGACGAGATGCTATTAATAGTGCTTTACTGGAAGCATCAGGACAACCAGTGGTTTTAAATATTTCAAGTGAGGGTGGCGATGTATTCGAAGGTTTGTCTATGGCGGACCTTATATCTTCTTATCCTGGTGAAGTTACTGCTAAAGGTATTGGCATTGTTGCTTCCATTGCTACTGTTGTAATGTTGGCGGCGGACAAATCTCTTATGAGTAAGAATGGATTCTTTATGATTCATAATTGCTGGGGAATGTCTATGGGGAATAAGGAAGAGATGCAGAAAATGATTGACTTGTATGAAAAGGTAGATGAGCAGATGTTGAACATCTATGTCGCAAAGATTAAGAATTCAGGTAAGTTAGTCGATGGTGATATAAAGAAGACTAAGAAAATGGTCGCAGAAATGATGACAGCAGAAACTTGGATGACTGCACAAGAGGCTTTAAACTATGGCTTTATTGATGGTTATATTGAAGAACAGCCTAAAGACAAGAAATTGGAAACTTTGGCTTTCGCTTCATTAAGACCTGACTCTATTAATAAATTTAAAAACATTCCAAAAAAAGTGAAACTTATGAACGAAAACAAATCACTCGTTGAAAAGATAGCCTTAGCATTAGGTCTTTCTGTAAGAGCAGAAGAGATTGAAATCGAAAAGGAAATTTCTTTAGGAGAGGAAGAGAAAAATCAAGAACTTGACGATATGGACAAAGTCGTTGAGGAAAAAGACAAAATGATCGAGGAACTTACCAAAAGATTAGCAGAATTAGAAACCAAAATGGGTGCTATGACTGAACAAATCGAAGGTATGACCAAAGAGAAAGAGGAGGTTATGGCTAACGCTTTGGCAAAGACTGTAAGCGGTAAAGTTGAAAACAACGCTCCCAAAGTTAAATCACTTCAACACGAACAAATCCACGCTGCTGGACAATTCGTAATGAAGCAAATTCTTAAACGCTAATTATTCACAATTAAAATCTAAAAAAAATGCCTTACAATTTAGATAATAACTTCGTAAATGGTGCTACTGAAAGTATCTACATCGCACCAACAAACCCTACTGCCAATCCTGGTAATGCTGAAACTTTGAAAACTCAAGGTGACTGTTGCTCAACTCCTTTCACATTCGTTGTGGCTTTGGAAGTTGATGGAACTGACTTAGTTGCTACTGTAACTTCTCCAACAACTGGCTTGAGATATTTGAAAGTAACTGTTACTGACGGACTTGGTAATTTCGCTTCCAGAGTAGACACTACTGCTCCATTTGGCCCTATCACTGTTGATGCTTCAGGCTTAACATTTGGTGGAACTTGGCAAGTGGCTATCACTGCTGAAGAAGAAGGTGAAACTTTTGTTACTTGTGCTTGTATGATGACAGTAAATGCTACCATTTTGGGAACAAATGGTTCTATTGCTGAAATCGACACTACATTCACTCCTCCTGCTGGTGGATCTCTTTAATCTTATTTAATCACTTACAAAATCATAATTAAAAATATGGCAACTGTAGAAAGCGGACAATTCGCAATAAACTTAATCGGTTCTCAAGCACAGGAACTATTGCTTAAACCGATATTCTTTGACGCTAATGTTGAAGAAATCTTTGACACTATGGTATTAGTAAACAAGAAGCAAAACCTTGCTTATGCTGACACTATGGTTAACTTACTTCAAAACACAAACACTTGTGGATGGACTCCAAAAGGTAATTTTGCAATCTTTGACAGATGTATCGAGACTGAATTGGTAAAGGCTAATGTTGAACTTTGTTACGATGAATTCGCTGACACTGTTTATAAGCAATTGATGAAGAAAGGCACTGCTATGGATGACCTTGCAGGTACTATCTTTATGGATCTATTACTTGAGAGAATGGTTCAAGGTGTTAAGAAAGATGTTCTTTTGGGTGCATTCTTTGGAGACAAGGCTTCTAACAACACAGATGTAAACTTTGTTGACGGTATGTGGTCTGTATACATTCCTCAATTAGTTGCTGCTAATATGATTCCTTACATCAACTCTAACTCTGGGACTCCTTTGACTGCTGGTGATGGTATTGATCTATTGAACGCTGTTTATGAAAACGCTTCTAACGTATTACAAGCAACTCCTGAAGGTTCAAAAGTATTCTTGGTTTCTGCTAATGTTTACAGACAATATTTGAAAGACCTACAAAATGCAGGTGTATCTTCAAATATGCACTTAGAACTACAAATGAACGGTGCTTCTGCTTTATCATTCAATGGTATTGAAGTGAAGCCTATGTACGATTGGCAAGGTTATGCTCAGGCATATCAAGGTGTTTCTGATGCTAACTATGTTCTTTATACAGAAAGAAAGAACTTGGTGTTAGGAACTGACATTAACAACTTCCAAAATCAATTCGATGCTTGGTTTGACAAAACTGAAGATAAATTGAAAGCAAAAATCAAATTCTATCTTGGTTTCAACTACAAGTTCAATGAATTGATGGCTGTTGCGTACTAAAATTTTTTCACAAAATAAAAAACATATAATATGTCTTGCTTAACAAATGGTTTATCACTTTCCTGCTCCACAAGTTGTGCTGGTGGTTTGGATAAGTTCTACCTTGCAAGTATTGACGATGTCGCTTCCCTTACTTTTGTTAGTGGGGAAGTAACTGTCATTACTATGGTGGGTGGTGCTTCTTTCTATGAATTCACTCCATACCAGGAGACTGGTTCTTGGACTGAAACATTAGAGAGAACAAACTGTAACACAGTTATCAATCAAACTTTGGTTGGATCTTTCCCTTGTCACTCACAAGACACGAGAGATGCTATTGCAGAACTTCAGGCTTGTTGTTGTGGTTTTGTAGTTATCCACGTTGAGAATGGCGGTGGTCGTTGGATTTGGGGTACTACAAATTCTTTAACTAATGCTGGTATTGGTTTCCCTGCTCAATTGACAAATGTTGAGACTACAACTGGTACTGCAATCAATGATCAGAACCAAGCAACTGTAACAATTACAGCAAGAACTACAATCCAAGCCTACCCATTGGCAACTGCGACTGTAATTCCTTAATATTTCTCTTGGATTTCTATACATTAAAGGGGTGCTATTAGCAATAGTGGCATCCCTTTTCAAAATTTAAAAACTATGTTTAAAGTTAAAGAGTCATTTTTGAATAATACAGCATATTGTGCTAAATTCAAGGTAGTATTAAAAGATGCAACACAAGAACAATTGGAACATCTTTATCACTTAGGAGTCGATTATATTACCACAACCAAAAAAGTAAAAAACAAGCAGTATGACAACGCCAAGACAACAGAAGAGAGTCAAGACACAACGCCAAAATACACAGATTTCACAGAAGTCGGTCCCGAATGTTAATGCTTATACAACTGTTCAGTTAGGCCTGGCTCCTTTCCTTGCAGATGACATATTTGCAGAACCCACAAAAAGGTTTTTAGACCAATCTGTAATTGAATACATCCCTTTCCAAACTTATGACTTATGGGCACTGGATAGAATTCAAGCGATATGTAATAATTCAAGCACAACGGCTTCTATCATTCAACAAAAAGTATCTTACTTTATGGGTGATGGGTATTTCTCTGTTGCTGCTGCGACAATGGATCCTCTCCCATCGATAAGAAAGCAAAAAATCCAAGAACAAAATTTAGATATTGTCGATGAACTTACGTTAAATAACTTCTTAAAACAAGTAAATGCTGAAGGGGAAAACATTGATGAACTTACGAATAAAATTATTACAGATTTCAATAACTTTGGCAATGCTTTTATCGAGATTTCTAAGATAAAGGTAGGCAATACAAGAAAATATCAATTAAGACTTTTACCCATCACATGGTGTAGACCAAAGAAAGCAGGAAGGTATCAGTTAAACCCTACTCATATTGGCGTTACAAGTGAATTTGAACAGCCCTGGTATATAACCCCTGAAGCACCAATCGACTATCCTATCTTTCCAAAATTCGAAGTAATTGACGGTGTAGAAAAATCAATCTTCCATCTAAAGAATTATGATAGTACATTGATGTATTGGGGGTTACCTGAATGGGTTGCTGCTAAAATATGGGCAGAAATAGAATATAGAATCCCTAAATTTAACCAATCCAAGTTTGAAAATGGTTTCACTCCTTCTGCTATCGTTAATTTATATGGTTCGACAAATCAGGAAGAGGCACAAGAATTAGTTGCTGCAATGAAATCCTGTTTTACTGGTACTGGAAACAACAGTAAGATGTTTATCCAGGCATTGAGAGATGAGACATACAAAGCGGATGTACAGATATTATCTAACCAAAACGAGGGCGAATTCTTACAATTGCAAAAGATGGCACAAGAAGCCATTGTAAGTGCTCACAGATGGACTGTTGCTTTGACTGGATTGAGACAGCCTGGTAGTTTAGGAAGCAATCAAATGATACGTTCTGAATTTGAGATCGTTTATAATACTGTTATCAGACCAATGCAAAGGATGTTCTTGGGTAAGTTTTTAAACCCAGTTATTCAGGATGCAGGTATTTGGTTGGGTAACAATTGGACAAACATTGCTTTGGATATTGCTAAACCTACTCCAGTATCATTTATGGCAGATTTGACAATTGAGAAGGTATTGACAATGGACGAACAAAGAGCGGAATTAGGATTTGCACCATTACAACAAGAACAAAACACAATAGAAGATGCAACTAATTAAACCACAAGAAGTAGTAAATACTGGTATTTATAGAGCGGCTCCAGTAAATGCCAGGTTTGACATCAATCAAATTTCTCCTCACATCCAAAGTGCAGAGGAAAGACATTTGATACATCTGTTAGGGAGTGCATTATATAACGATATGGTCGCTAATCAAAACACTGCGGTGAGTAACTACAATCCAGATGCTGGTCCTTTAGTTGACAAGTTTCCTAACGATCCGAACTATGAAACATTGTGGACCTTATACCTATTGAGATTCAATTCTTATATCGTATGGTATGAGGCTTTACCATTTATTGTAATGAATGTTACAAGCAAAGGTATCTTCCAAAACGATAGTGAATTTGCACAGAATGGAGGAATGAGTGCTCTAAAGTTTATGCAGGATACAATGATGCAAAGAATGGAAAATCTAAAGGACATCATACAAGAGTATTTATGCCAAAACAAGGCTGCTTATCCTTTATTCAATAGTAAACACTGCCCTTGTAATTCTTGTGGAAGTTGCGAAGATGAATGTGGATGTGGCAATAGTAGTAACTGGTGCTCTTGTGGTTCTTATGGCATGTATGGATTTTGCAGAACTTGTAAAAGACAAAAGAATAATTCAACAAATATAATCTTCTATTAAAATGATCATAGTTAAATTAACCAATGGCAATGTCATCCTAAAGGATGGTTCTGGAAACGTAGTAAAACGCCTTGTAAGCGATTCTTTTATTCAATGGACTTCTGATACTACTGTCGATGTTTATGCGAATAGTGACAAAATTACAACGCTTGTAACTACTGAAATAACTGGCACACAGATAGAACCTGCTGCGGTTGTTCCATTCGCTGGTAATGCTTACGATTTGTTGGATTTATTGGCTGACTCTTTTTTTTTTAGGGTAACTGGGGGCAGTGGCTCTCAAGACCTTACGCAAGTTTTAACTGTTGGTAATTCAGCAGGTAATCTTGATATTATTGATGTCGATAAACTTGGATTCAATACTTCCACAATAGATACGGCAGGTGTTGGTGAATTGGTATGGAACAATACAGAAGGCACTTTGGATTTAGGTTTGAAAGGGGGAAATGTTACATTACAAGTTGGTCAGGAGAATGTTGTTAGGGTAGTGAATAAGACAGTGCCATTAATTACATTACAAGAGGCAAATTATCAGGCAGTAAAAATAAGCGGTGCTACTGGCCAGAGATTGTCTGTTAAATTAGCACAAGCGAATAATGATGCAAATAGTACCACAACTATTGGATTGGTAACAGAGACAATAGCACAGAACCAGGAGGGATTTATTACTACTTTTGGATTGGTTAGGGAGATCAATACTACTGGAAGTTTACAAGGTGAAACTTGGGCCGATGGCGATGTCTTATACTTATCTCCAACAATAGCAGGGCAAATTACAAACATTAAACCAACGGCTCCACAACATTTAGTTACTATTGGATATGTGGAGTATGCTCACGCTGTACACGGAAAGATATTTGTAAAAGTTGACAATGGGTATGAACTTAATGAATTACATGATGTCGCTTATCCAATAACTTTAGCAAATAACCAGGTATTACAATATAATGGCTCCGCATTAAGATGGGAGAATACAGTTCCAAGACTTCAGGTATTAGCACAAGCCTCTCCCAATACTGCTCATACCGGTACAACAAATAATACATTGGTCTATTCCAAGTTAATTAATGCCAATACTATTGGTACTGGGGATGGGATTCAATTTAGTACAAAGTTTACGAAACCAGCAGGATCAGCAGCAAATCCGACAGTAAGAATATATGTCAATACTGCGGCCAGTTTAAGTGGTGCAACACTATTAGCAACCTATGTAACCACTAACTTAAATGGTCGATTCTTTTTAGTAGAAAGAACTGCCAATGTCGATGGGGCAACAACTAACTTTTTAACAACTACTTCAGGAGCATTGACAGATTCAGCATCTTTAGCCACAACAGCGGCCAGTGATGTGAGTATAGATTGGACAATTAATCAATACATAATTGTTGCAATTCAGTTAGGTAATGCGGCAGATAGTACAACTTTAAGAATGGTAAATGTTATATTAAATAAAACAGTATAAGTATGAGATTATTACAAGAGATTTTTATTAGTGGCAATCAGATTTATATCAATGGAAAACAACATACATTGAATATGGATTTCTGCCAATATGTAGACAATTTTTCTATCCACGTTTCATTGGATGAAAATAATAACATCACATTGTTTGAATGTGGATACACTATCGTTAACGGAGATATGGCAACTGATGCATACTCTTTAGCGTCTTTGTTTGGATTAACTATTGATAACCTATCCTAAATTTTTTATATGAGTCATCACGGAATGGTCGATGTTGTTTCAGGTGCTGCATTACTTTTGTTCACTGGAGGCATTATAAGCGAAATAGAAATTATTAAAATTATAAGTAGTTTTGGGGTCCCTGCTGTTTTATACTTTTGGTTAAGAGACACAAAGGAACAGATGAAAGACTTAAATGCAACATTCTTAAAGGAACAACAAAACATCCGTGATGACCATCATAAACACCTGGAAGAGATACGGTCAATGTTCGAAAAGAATAACACAAAGTTGGAAACAACAATCAGAGACAAAGAGCAAATAATTAAACTTCTTAGAGACCAGTATCAGGACTAAAAATAAATAAATATTTTTTCTCAAAAGATTTGATAAATGTATAAATAAGTTTATATTTGTATTCGTTATTACATTTTTAACCAATACAAACCAAATTTATTATGCAACCATTCAATCACTTACCAGAGTACAAGCAAAAAGCATTTATTGAACTTTACGGAGAATATGTCAAAGATATGTTCTTTCATATCGATGGTGCTAATGTACAAATGCTGTCATTAGTTAAATCATTAACTATGTATGAACTAAACATCGATGACCTTGATCTCGATGACAAATTAGAATTAGGCCTTGATGACAATGAAGATCACGATGACAAATCATTTTTTCAAGTCATAAACCAATTGACTAACACTTACACTCTTATTCAAATTAAATAACCAATAAAATTACCAAATTATGAAAAACGTAAATGAACATCTAATCCAAAGTGAAACAATCACAGAACTGGTTAAGGCCCTTGTAAAATTTCAAGGGTTATTCCAAAACGCCAGTCTTAAAAAAGATGGGAAAAATGCTCACTTAAAAAATGGGTATGTAACCTTAGACAATTTGCTTGTAACTATTAGACCTATGCTTATCGAATGCGGTCTTGTGATCTGTCAGGATATGACTGGGGATTTTCTATCAACAACTATCTATCATACAAGTGGCGAATTCAGAACATCAATGATGCCATTTTCTCCAATGTCAGGCAACAAGGGGACCAATGCTCTTCAGGATATGGGAGGTGGAATCACTTATGCAAAGAGATACAGCCTTTCCGCTATCCTATGTATTAATGTCGATACTGATACAGATGCCATTGGTGCTCCGATCCAAAAGGAACAGTTAACCTACCAAAAAGAAGTACCAGAAGACAAATGGGAAAAGGTATTCAACTGGGTAAAGGAGAAGCCATTGGTAAGAATTGCAGAAGCAATGAAGATGTATAAGTTGACATCAGAGCAGAAACAAGAATTGTCTAACCTTATTGAATACAGTAGCAATGTTTAGAACATATTTCAGAGCCAGTAATGAAGGAAACGATTTTGTAGAAAATGTTCAATATTTAGTCAAGAGCCTAAGAAATGGGGTTTCTTGTACTAAGTTGGAAGCGGCTTCTGCTATCTTTGAAACTTTTGTAGAGGGTAAATGGTCCACAAAGGATTATGAGAAGTTAGTCACAAGTTCATACTTTGTTCCTGACGATACTAATCCTGGTAAATTGATTCAGATTGCCATAAAGGACAGTACAAATGATTATATCAATCGTATTCCTGCTCCATATCAAATGAGAAAACCATTAAAGTTCAATGCTATATTGGAATGGATGTCCACAGAGAAAAACAAAAGGATATACTTAAAGGATATACTTTTTAAGGCTATGGATTTAGAAACAGAAAAAATAAATTATTACACAAAAGGCGAAAAAAGTAAATATAAATTCTTATTTTGAGTTAAAATTATATTTTGGTGTAGCAGTCAAATTATAGTTTAAAGAAATATAACCCAATTACGAGCCTTCTTAGGTGTTGTGTATCTGCTACTACACACACTTTTGGAGGCTTTTTTAATTTAAGTTATGAATGAAAATTTCAAAGGTATGTGGATTCCAAAAGAAATATTCCTGCATCCAAATTTAAACCCTACGGAGAAGTTTTTGATGTCTTTGATACATAACTACTCAAAGACTGGGAACTACTGTAAGATGTCAAATGACAACATCGGAAAGATAATTGGATTGTCAGGTGGGAGAGTAAAAAATATGCTCTCCGATCTAAGGAAAAACAATTTTATTTTCACCCAGTATGACAGTAATGGGTTGAGATGTTTAAGTATAAATTTCAAAAGTTTAGATGTCGAATTTGATGTCGAGCACGAATTTGTGCCTGAAAACATAGAGCACGAATCCGTTACCACCGAGCACGAATATGTGCTACCCCAGCACGAATATGTGCCCATAGAGCACGAATATGTGCTACCTGAGCACGAATACGTGCACATATATAAAAGAAATAAAAATAATAAAAAGAATATAAAAGAAATAAAAGACGATTTTAACAAATCTGTGGTTGTTAAGGAAGATAAAAAAATAAAGAAAGAGAAAATTGTTTTTCAATATTTTTATCCTCAAAGATTTTCTCCCTATCTTATCGAAACACTAAACCAATATTTCAAATACCGTAGTGACATTAAAAAACCATACAAGTCACAAGCAGCAATCGACCAAAGAATAAAAACTTTAGATTCCTGGTTAAACCAATTCACAGAAGAGGATATAATTCAATCAATCAATAACAGTATTGCCAATCAATGGCAAGGTATTTTCGAACCTAAAAAATCAAATCAAAATGGAACTGCTAAACCAAAACTCACAACAAGCGAATTCGTTGCTAAACTTAAACGAGAAATCAAAGGACATTAGATCAATATTCGAAGAGATGTTCTTAGGATCAAACAACCAAATAAAAGACACAGACAAAGAGGTAAATATGGATTTTATTATCGGTAGCCTTATCAATGCTTGTGAGCAATACTTTGGGTACAGTCCTGACAGCGAAAGAAACATCCTAAAGGAATGCTACTATTTCATAGAAAGAAACTTTATGACATTAGGGCCTAATGAGATACCAGTAGCATTTGAATGTGCTGCAATGAAAAGATTTGATTTTGACATCTACAAGTACAAAAGAATGTCCATCACTTTTATTGCGGACCTATTGACAGCCTATTCCAAGTACAGAAACATTTTGCTAATGGAAAAACTTAACAAAGTTGATAACTCCAGGTCTAAAACTTATGAAGAGATAGACAGACTAAACTTGAGAGCACGAATACACGCAATGGCGGTAATGAATGATGCAAAGCAGAAACTGGAAGAGAATGGAGAAGCAGTTTACTCCGAGTATCAAGAAATACCAATGTACTTTGGAAAGATACTAAAGGAATTTGGAAAGATAGACTTTCCGAGAGATGTCAAAAAGCAAATGTATGAGAAAGCCAAAAAGGATGCACTAAGAAATATATCTGCAGGTAGAAACTCTTTCAATGCGTATTCAGCAGAATCCGCCAGGAAGCAAACAAAGAATATTCTTAGTGGCATAGAATCTCCTGATCACCAAAGAAAGACAGAGTCGAATTATGCGAAACTATTCGTATGGTATTATATCACTGGATTTATAAATTAAACTTATGTACATAGTCGAAAAAGGTGAATTTATAATAGTCAAAGGTAAACTACTGGACGAATGCACCAGGATAGGAACTGAAAGGTACGAAACAAATAGAGCAAACAATGTCAAAGAACAGATTTATGCAAAGAGAGATCCTTTAGAAATTAGTATTCAGGGAGTGATAGTTGAAATGGCTACATCAATTATGTTTAAATTTGCCGTATGCGACATTAAAAACACACGAGTGAACTCAGTATATACCGATAGGGGAGATATGGTCTTAGACGGCAAAAGAATTGATATTAAAGGGCCATATGGACACGATAA